GAAGGTACCTGTGGGCCAACAAACCCGACGTAGCACGCAAGTTTGGTGACGATTCGTACGTATCCGGTGGCATGGTCAGGAAGTCGATGATGCATAATGCGAAGCTTCCAGATCTTTCTCGTATGAGAGCAAAGGGAATGGTTGGCAATGGCTCTTTGACGCCCCTGAAAGTCGAAAAGTTTCAGGATCAAGTATGTAGAAAGGCGAAAGGCTAATGGCCACATCTGGAACCTCTGCATTCAACCTTGAGATTTCGGAGGTTATCGAAGAGGCGTTTGAGCGATGCGGGCTTCAGTCGAAGACGGGCTATGACATCGAAACGGCTCGCAGATCATTGAACCTGTTGAGTCTTGAGTGGACGAATCGTGGTCTGAACTTCTGGACCGTGGAGCAGGGCACGAAGACCTGTTCGGCAGGCACCTCCACGGTCACGATGGACTCCGATACGATTGATCTGATTCAGCACTGGATTCGTGACGGGTCCGGTACGTCGCAGAGCGACCTGCCTCTCTCGCGCTTCAGTGTCTCTCAGTACTCGACGATTCCGAATAAGCTCACCGAAGGGCGTCCCGTGAACTTATATATAGACAAACAGCGTGATGCTCCGGTTGTTTATCTGTGGCCTACGCCAGATAAAGCGTACACGTTCGTCTATCAGCAGATCCGGCGTATTGAGGATACGGGTGTCGTGGGGTCCAATGATCCTGACGTTCCTGCTCGCTTCCTTCCGGCTCTCGTAGCTGGCTTGGCATTTATGGTATCACAGAAGTATCCGGAAGCGTTTCCGAGATCCGCCGAACTCAAGGCCGAATACGAATTTCAGTGGGATCTGGCACAACAAGAGGATCGTGATCGCGCTTCGGTGCATTTCGTGCCGGGAGGCTATTCCTGATGGCTAAGTATGCCAAGGGCAAATATGCGTTCGGATTCTGTGATCGTACGGGATTTCGCTACAAGCTCAAGGATCTGGTTCCCCAGATCAAAGCTGGTCGCATGACGGGACTCATGGTCGGCAAGAATATGCTGGACGAGGACCAGCCTCAGAATTTTCTGGGGCGTTTGGGTGATTACGCTGATCCGCAGGCCGTTAGAGATCCCAGACCAGATCTATCGCAGGATGCCAGCAGGGAGTTGTTCGCATTCGATCCCGTAGGAAATGGTAATGGAGGTGGATCGGGCAACATTGTGGCACATGGGCAAGTTGGGACCGTGAAGGTGACGACATGACCTATGCTGAACTGACCGCCGCGATCAAGGATTATTGCCAGAACACAGAAACAAACTTCGTGGCTGCGATTCCTACGTTCGTCAAGCAGGCTGAACAGCGTATCTATCGTTCAGTCAATCTGCCCGTGAACCGCAAGAATGTTGCAGGCACGATTACCGATGGTAATAAGTATCTGACGATGCCTACGGATTTTTTGTTTCCGTTGTCCTTGGCGATTACAAGTTCCAGTAACCAAATATTTTTATTAAACAAGGACGCGAATTTCATAAGGGCGACCTATCCGAATGCATCCACCGAAGGAGTGCCTAAGTATTATGGTATCTTTGCCAGTGATGCATTCATCATAGGGCCAACCCCCAATGCTGATTTTGTTACGGAGCTTCATTACTACTATCAGCCAGCTTCGATTGTGGATACGAGTCCTTCGTGGTTGGGTACAAATGCTGATACGGTATTACTGTATGGAAGTCTGGTCGAAGCCTATACTTATATGAAGGGTGATGCGGATTTGATGCAGTTGTATCAGCAAAGATATCAGGAAGCACTGGAACTTCTGAAGATGCAGGCAGAAGGCCGGATGACCGGAGATGAATACAGGGATGGCATGATAATGACGGCAAAAGCCTGATGTTTAATGGAGAGGTGGGCAACGTCATGGTCACCACGACCAACAATACCACCCTTGGGCCGGATCATTGGGCAACACGGGCATCCGATCAGATTGTGTCCGTAGGCAAGGGCGCACATCCTCTGATAGCGGAGCAGGCGGCAGAGTTTAAGGAGTTCATTTATAAGGCCGTGAAGTATTATATGTACGAAGCAATCAATGAGGACCGTTCTAGGATCGTCACCCTCTTGCGTTCAGCGGGCCACAACGATCTAGCTAACTCAGTGGAGAAGCTATAATGGCATTTTCAGGGAATTTTATGTGTACCTCCTTCAAAAAGGAATTGATGGAAGCAAAGCACAACTTCCTCAACTCAGGCGGGAACACCTTTAGAATGGCTCTATATGATGATGATTCTTCATTCACTGCCGCTACTACAGCGTATACTTCAACCGATGAAATAAGCGGCACGAATTATACTGCCAAGGGAGAATCACTTACACGGGTAGATCCTACGACAAGTAGTACGACCGCCTATACTGATTTTGCTGATGTTTCGTGGTCTACTGCTACGTTTTCGGCTATGGGTGCAATGATTTTTAATGATAGTGCGAGCGGTGATCCGTCTGTTGTTATTTTAGATTTTGGTGCATTGAAAACGGCCACTGCTGGTACGTTTACGGTTGCTTTTCCTGCGGCAGACGCGAGTAACGCGATTATTCGTATAGCGTAGTATGGCAAATGTAACAGGCTGGGGCCGTTCTACCTGGGGTTCTAGTACCTGGGGTGAGCCAGTTCCCGTTGATGTAACGGGTATAGCTGGAACGGGTGCAGTAGGAAGTGTCTCGGTAACAGCCGATGCAAATGTCACCGTAACAGGAGTTGCTGGTACTGGGGCAGTAGGATCGGTCACGGTAGCAGCAGATGCAAATGTTTCCGTCACTGGTTTGGCGGGAACGGGATCGGTAGGAAGCGTCACCGTAACGGCTGATGCGAATGTTACGGCGACGGGAATAGCCGGAACGGGTGCAGTTGGTTCCGTAACGGTAACAGGTGATGGAAGTGTTTCGGTAACAGGATTGGCCGGAACAGCCGCAGTTGGTTCGGTATCGGTAACGGCTGATGCAAATGTTACCCCAACCGGGATCGCGGCGACAGGTGGTGTAGGTTCGGTAACGGTGACGGGAGATGGAAGTGTAACCGTCACCGGAGTTGTGGGAACGGGTGCGGTAGGAAGCGTTACGACGAGCGTTAGTCAGTATATCGAAGTAACGGGTGTGGTAGGAACGACGGGAATAACTGGAGTCAATGTATGGGCAGAGATAGATGATTCGCAGACGCCGGATTGGGGAGTTATAGATGATTCGCAGACACCGGGATGGTCGGAGGTGTCGGATTCACAGACACCGGGATGGGCTGCTGTAGATGACTCACAGACACCGGGATGGTCCGAGGTATCCGATTCGCAAACACCTGACTGGGAGGGTGTGCCTTCATAATGTTTATGAGCGACGGAGCATGGCTGATAGCTATTTTTCACATACCCGTTATCGCTTGGGTGGTAGCTGTCGATGAGTACGTCACTGTCAAGCGATGGTATGACAAATATTTTTGGTCGTATCTACCGAGAATATTCAAGAGCGGTGCCCAGTGGACAACTTGGATAGCGCACGGATTGGTTTCGGTATTGGCTCTAGCCTATTTTGCACTCTGGACATTGATTCTACCGGAGAGTTTGGTTGGCGGAGCAAGGCTGGGATCGGCTGTCGCTCTGCTGTTTTATGCTGTTCGGGAGATTGGAAACTGGCACGATCATGCACGAGATAAGGATTCGGGCAAATGGAGCATTCCCAACGGCTGGGGATTTGACGGCATCATGGATATGATTGGCCCGGTGATGGTACATCTTTGGACTTGGACGCTCTAGGAGCTAGGAATAAGACATGGCAACATACGTCAATAATTTGAGGCTCAAGGAAATCGCCACGGGTGACGAATCCGGCACTTGGGGAACCTCTACGAATACGAATCTGGAGCTTGTTGGCGAAGCTCTTGGCTATGGTACGGAAGCGTTGACGACGAACGCCGATACGCAGACGATAACCATGGCTGATGGCGCTGCCGACGAGGTTCGGGCGCTTTATCTCAAGATCACCGGGGCGTTGGATTCCAATTGTACGATTACGCTCGCCCCGAATACGGTCAAGAAAGTATGGATCATTGAGAACGCTACTACCGATTCCGGCTCATCCGGCCCTTACAGTATCATCATAAGTCAGGGTTCCGGGGCCAACGTCACGATTGGCAACAGCAAGGTTTCGGTTATTTATACCGATGGTGCGGGAGGTAGTGCGGCGGTTGTCGATGCGCTGACCGATCTGGTCGTAACCGACAGCCTTCAAGTTGCTGGTCCTACCCTGACCGTTGGTGATGCTGCGGCGGAAGACACGAAGCTACTGTTCGATGGTAATGCCAAAGACTTCTATGTGGGCTTGGATGATAGTGTTGACTCGTTGGTAGTTGGAGTGGGATCGGCTGTAGGTACAAATAGTATCCTTACTCTCACTGATGATAGTGTCACCGTTGGCGACGGAACGGCTGTCGATGCCAAGATTGTGTACGATGGAAACGCGAAGGACTTCTATATCGGATTGGATGACGGTACTGACACGTTGGTCGTTGGGGAAGGATCGACCGTAGGCACGAACCCTATCCTTACGCTCACCGACGACAGCGTTACCATTGGTGATGGAGCGGCTGTAGATACCAAGATCGTCTATGACGGCAATGCTCAAGATTTTTATATCGGGCTGGACGATTCTGCGGATGATCTGGTGATTGGTCTTGGATCTACTGTCGGAACGACTCCTGCTGTGACTATTGATGAGGACCAAAAGGTTGTATTCCCTGCGGCACACGTAACGGTGGGGGATGGAACCGCCGAAGATACTGCGCTGATTTACAACGGGAATGCTCAGGATTATTACATAGGTTTGGACGACTCAGCCGATGATCTGATAATTGGTCTGGGGTCTAGCGTTGGAACTACCCCCATTATTTCGATGGACGAAGATCAGCACATCAGTCTACAGGCTACAAAGAGGCTCTATCTGGATGGATTCGGCAACACTTATATACGGGAATCTGCGGCGGATGTCATCTCGCTTACTACTGGTGGCACTGATCGCTGGAAAATAGATGCTAGTGGACATCTTTTGAGTGTTGCAGATGACAATTATGACTTAGGTGCGGCGGGGGCTAGTCGCCCAAGAGATGTGTTTTTTGGCACTAGCCTAAGTATAGGTGACAATCCCGCTGGTTCTGGAACCTTAAGGCTACAGAAGAACTTTGGGATCTTCACCCGTAACAATGCAAACGATGCCAACAAGGTAGTTATATCCGAAAACACCATAACAGGAAATGACACTTTGGACATCGGTGATAACGGAAAATGGTCTGCTATGCGCTTCCATGTTTCAACTGCCAATGTGATGGAGCTTACCGCTACAGCTATCAACCTCAACAAAGCCGTGACGATGAACAACGCTGCGATCAAGATGACGGGACTCGCCACGAGCGATCCCGGTGTAGCTGGTCAGCTTTGGAATGACTCTAACGATGTGAAGATCTCAGCGGGGTGATCGGATGACATATGACTGGGAGTTCGGTGGGTTGGATTGTTACAAAAGCTCTGAGGGCCAGACAGATGTCGTGTTCGACGTTGTTTGGCGCTTGACTGCTAAGGATGGCGAGTACTCTTGGAGTGATGGGGGACATCTGGAGGTGACCCATACATCAGGTGACCCGTTTATTCCTTTTGAGGATTTGACGGAAGCGGATGTTCAAGGCTGGTGTGAAGCTGGTTTGGATCTGGACGCCATCAAGACGGCTCTTGATGCCAAGGTTGCCGAACAGCAGAATCCTACGACTGAGGTGTTAGATCCTCCATGGTCAACGTTTGATAATGGAGGTTAACGTGCCTGATATCATATCATTCCTAGCCGTTCCCGCCGCCGCTGGTGCGGCGTGGGGAGGGGTCAAGGTAGGCTTGAATGGTGCCCGTCAATCAATCGCCCAGATTGAGAGAATTGTTAATCGTTTAGATGAAAAGGTGGATAGTCATGGGGAACGCCTCGCGTCGGTCGAAGCGGAGACAGCTAACCTCAAAGAAAGGATCGCAGATGCCGGAAAAAGAGGAAACTAACGGTCAGCTTACCAAAGATGTTTATATGACTACGGAAATAGCTGATTTATTTAAGGGACTGCTCATTGAGGGCAACGAAGCTCATGCTATATCAGAAGAAGCGAGGAAGAACAGTAATCAGGTGCAAAGTAAAATTAATGTTGCCATGACAATGATCGGTATCGTAGATAAAGAGATTGTTGGTGGAGATCTGGATTCCGATAGTCCGTATTTCACGATTAAAGGTGGCGACGGTATCGCGGAAGGATAATAATGCCCTTCACTAAAATCTTTCCTAAAGCTGGACTTTTCACGGATGGTACTAGGTATTCCGCAGAAGGTACTTGGTATGATTCCGATAAGGTGCGGTTTCGTAAGGGATTTGCTGAAAAGATTGGTGGCTGGGTCAAGTTTGTTTCTGCCACCTTCTCTGGTACTACTAGAAAGTTGCATGACTGGGTTACCGACTCCGGCAGTAAGTATATAGGAGTCGGAACCAACCTGAAGTTCTATGTCAGCCTTGGTAATGGCTACCACGATATTACGCCGCTTCGTACTACGGCTACACTGGGAACCGATCCTATAGCCACTGTTAACGGGACGGCTGTGATAACGATCACCTCTTCGTCGCATGGTGCGGTAAGAGGTGATTATGTCACGCTTGCCGGATCTGACGCCCTTAACAACATCACTGCTGCTGAAGTAAATACCGAGCATCGTATTGTCGCGCTTGGGGATCCCAGTGGCGATGATGCGGACGACAAGTACAGGGTTGTTTGTGCCGATAAGGCTGGGGCTACTGATACGGCGGCTGGTGGATCAAGTATAACTGCCGCATATCAAATCAATACCGGGCTTGATGTTTATGTGGAAGGATCGGGTTGGGGTTCTAGTACTTGGGGTGATGGTACATGGGGTTCCGGTAGCGGTTTGGGTCAGGCCAACCAGCTACGCCTTTGGTCGATAGATAACTTTGGCGATGATATGATCGCCAATGTTCGACAAGGAGACATCTATTACTGGGACGAGAGCGCGGGTACTTCGACTCGTGCAGTTGCTTTAAGTGATCTTACACGAAGAAGCGTGACACTCAGTGGGTCTACTCCGGTTGCAACAACCAGTGGATCTACTGTTATTACTGTCACCGATAAGGCTGGTCATGGTGCAGGAACTGGAGATACTGTCACGCTATCGGGTGCTACTGCGGTTGGGGGGATCATTGCATCTCGTATCAATGTCGAGATGACGATCGCCAGTACACCTACCAAAACCACGTTTACAGCGGATTTAGGTGGTGCAAACGCCACTGGCAGTGCAACGGGTGGTGGAGCGAGCGTGGCTGCGGTATACAAGGCCGGGGTTTATTACACTCCTGTGGCCTCCACTCAGGCATTGATATCCGATGTGGCTCGTCATGTTGTCGCCATTGGATGCAACTCCGTTGGCTCGACTACGATCAACCCATTGCTCGTGAGGTGGTCTAGCTCCGAGAGTGCAGCGACGTGGGAACCATTGTCCACCAATAGTGCGGGTGGACAGGAGTTGTCTGCCTGCTCGGAGATCATCGGCGCACTGCGGGTGCGTGAGGAAATCCTGATCTGGACGGATTGCGGTATCGTAAGCATGAGATATATCGGAAGTCCTTTCTATTTCTCGTTTACGGAAGCATCAAAGGGGATGTCGATGATCTCGCCTAATGCCGCCGTCAACGCGAACGGCACCGTGTTCTTCATGGACCGGGGGGCGTTTTATAGCTATACGGGAACAGCGCAAAGGCTCACTTGCCCCGTGCTTGGGACTGTGTTTGACGACTTTGATGTTACTCAGTCACACAAGGTGGTGGCTGGCTCCAATACGAATTTTTCTGAGGTTATCTGGATATATCCATCGGAATCGGGCACCGGAGAGAACGACAAGTATGTGATCTACAACTACGGTGAGCAGGTCTGGTATACCGGAACATTGGCGCGTGGAGCATGGAGTGCTGCTTTTACAAAAAATTATCCCCTTGCTTCTTCTATACGCAAAAGATCTTTAGGCAATAACCCGATAACCACCACCACAGATGCTACCGAAAATCTCAGCATCACGGATGCGGGCCATGGTTTGGTTGCAAACGATAAAGTTATTTTTAGCAACCTGGCTACGGTTGGTGGCCTAGAGGCGCTCCTGCTGAACAACGAGCATACCGTCGTGTCGATCACGGATGCTGATACCTACACGATCACGATTGCGGATACGGCTACCGCAGATACGGGTGGTGGCCCCATAGGGGAAGCAGTTTATCCTAACTATTTGTACAGCCATGAAAACGGCCATGACGATGACGGAACAGCGATGACTGCTTATATCGAAACGGGCGATATCGACTTAGGCGAGGGCGATCAATTCTGGTTTTTGAATAGAATTATACCTGATATTCAGTTTAGGGACGCTGATTCAAGCAACGAGGTTACAGTCAGCCTAAATGGGCATAACTATCCTAGTGAATCTCAATCTGAGATTGCCTCCGCCACGATTACCTCCAGTACCGAACAGTCGTTTATACGTGGAAGAGCCAGACAGGTGTCAATGAAGGTGCAGAGCAGTGGTCTTGGCTATGGCTGGCGTGTTGGTCATGTGAGGGTAGATGGCAGAACGGATGGCAAACGATGACCATTAAATCTTATCGGGCATTGAACTCTGCGCCTCCTGAGTATGAGGAAAGAGATGAAAGTGTCTCTCGCAGAACGATTGAACAGAACTTTCAAGATGTCAGTAGTGACATCCATTCGGTGAAGACTCAGGACGATAGTGACAGTTCTTTATCGTTGCGTAAATATCAGTTTTTGTTGCTTGGTGCTAGTAATGGCTGATAACTTAAAGGTACTGGGGCAATTAGCGCCTGATGCGACTACCGAAACGGTATTGTATACCGTACCGGGAGAGACGCAGACCACGGTGAGTTCGATTGTCGCCTGCAACCGCTCTAGCGGGGCACTCACTATCAGAGTGGCTGTCCGTCCGCTGGGCGCAACCGTAGAAGGCAAGCATTACCTCTACTACGGAAAATCGGTTGCCGCCAATGATTCGGTTTTTCTCATCATTGGTATAACCCTGAGTGATAACGATATAGTCAGTGTTTATGCGAGTTCGGGTGATATGAGCTTTAGTATCTTTGGCGTAGAGACAAGCTAATGGCATTTAGCAGAAGTCTTCGGCAGCGGATGATGCCCCAGCAGATGATGCCCCAGCAGATGATGCCCCAGCTTGGGGGCCTTCAACAACAGATTGGTCAACAGATACCACAGACGTTTCAGCAGATGCAGCGCCTTCAGCCAATGCAGCAGATGCAACAGGGCTTTGGTCAGGGGCCTCCGCCGGGATTGTACAATCCGCAGCTTGCTGCACGGCAGCAGCGAGAGCAACGAATGCAGCAGATGTACCTGGGTGGTGACGATACGGTGCCACCGTCCCCGCGCATGGCGGCGTTGATGGAGAAAGAGCGGATAAAGAGGGAGGCGCAACTGGCACCGCAACCACCCACCTCAAGCGACTACGGTGTCCCACAGGCGGGACCGCAGGTAGGGGTTATTGCACCGGGATTTGCTAAACCCATCTCATCTTCTCCATCTGCCGGGGGTGGAGATGGCGCAGGTGGACCTCCAACGAGTTGGAAAATGAGCATTGAGCCAATGGCTTATGGCGGAATGGTTCCGGGTTATCACGCAGGTGGAAACATTCCTTCCCATGGACATGGAGAAGGTCCAGACCAGCATCTGGCAGGTAATAGAAATCCCGGCCCTCCATGGGGCAGGAGTGTTCATAGCCTTCAGGTGACCGGACAGCCTCTTATGGCGGATACGCTTTATACATCGCCCGAAGGTGTGGAAGGCTTTCTAGCCGACGAGGCACTAGCTCTCCGCGCAGGCCCCACTGGGAGAGATATACTTGCTGAAGAACAGGCAATGACGGCAGGACTCACTGGTGCTGATTTAGCTAGGGCTGTATCGAAGCGGAGATTTGCACAGTTGGATGAAGCATTAGCGAAGAAAAGAGGGGGGTCTAGTTGGGGCAGGCCATCAGAGGGTGAACGTGCTTTTACGCCATCACATTATGAAAAAGAAGATCTTGTACGAGATTATGTACTAAGAAGATTATTGGGTCCGATGGGCGATCCTACTATCGGTGGAGGATCGGAAGGCACTGAGCCGATGCTTGCTTCCGGTGGCATCGTCGGCCTACGAGGTGGTGGCGAGATTCCAATGATATACGCCAATGGTGGCTATGTTCCAGCGTATTTCTTGGGTGGACTTGCCAAGAAACTCGGTGGCCTTGCCCTGAAGGCTGCCCCGATAGCTGCTTCGTTCCTTCCCGGCGGACCTTTGGCATCGGCAGGTATAGGGGCGTTGATCAGCGGTATCAAGAATAAGAACTTGAAGTCCGCCATGGTCGGTGGGTTGACAGGTTATCTGGGTGGCAAGGCGTTAAGTGGTGGCCTAAAGGCCGCAAGGGGTGCCGGAGGAGTCTTATCGAAGGCGGGAGCGGAGGCAGGCTTAGAAGGGGCGATGGGAGCGCTTAGCGGAAAAGCGGCGACGTTAGGTATACCGATGGCGGTTACCCTGGAAAAACAACTTGCTCAGGAGGAAGCGCAAAAAGCCTACAGAGAGTCAGGCGGGAAGGAGGGGTGGGCTGGTTATTCACAGCCGACAACTACAGCGATTATGCCTGGGACCGCTGGTGGGACCGGAGCGGTGATGCCCCAGAGTGCCGGGGCCGGAGGGTGGCATGACACGACTCTGGCGCAAGGATATGCGAATGTCGGGGCTCCGCCGATAACCGCCGCAAGTGGTGGGGTGGTTCCCGGCTTTCGACGGGGTGGCGGATATGAGGAGGAGGGTGAAGGTGAACCCACTCCTAGGCGTAGGCGGAGAACTACAGGTAGAAGAAAGCCTTCGCGTAGAAGAAAGCCTTCGCGTAGAAGACAAAGAGAAGTAGAAGAAGCGATACAGCCAGTTGTTCCGAGAACGATTGCCGCCACTCAACCACCTCCCTTGGCAGGAGAAGATGAGATTGAGGAGCCAGTAGCACCTCCTCCTGTGGTGGCATCTCCCGTAACAACTCCCGCTCCCGTTGTTCCACAGAACATACCCGGAGATATGACAGAACCCGTTGCCCAACAAATAGCGCCTTATGTACCACGTACCCAAGCGCCAGTCACACCTACTTCGACTTTAGGTGCAGGCGGGGTTGGTGTGGTTCCTGGGGACTATGAAGGTGAGGAATACGGGGAGCCTGAACCAGCTAGGACTGGTACGTTAGGATCTAGACGTGCCGCACCTCCTCCCGTTGAAGGTGATGAGCCTGTTGCCCAACAAATAGCTCCCTTTGTCCCTCGTACACCAATACCGGAACAGCCTGCGGTATTTGATCCGACACAGGTTGATGTGGTTAATCGACAACAAGAGTTGGCCGCACAGCAACGTCAAGCGGCGTTAACGGGGCAGCCTACCGCACAGCCGTTCATTCCTTCTGTGCCCGATGAGCCGGGCAATGGTGCGACTGAAGGGCCAGATCAATTTGAGCCAAGCCGAACAGGGGTTCCAGAGCCTAAGCCAACAGCTAGGGTGAATGTGCCTGGACAGCTTACCGAGGAACAGCGTGATAATCTGGACGAAACGATGTTCGATTATGACGATACCGATGCGGTTATGACGGAATTTGGGGCACAGAAAGATCTATACGGAGAAGAGCCGGAAGCCACGTTTACACCGGAGACTGGCAGGCCGACGCCCGTGATTGAGCCTCCTGCGGGTGTACCCGTATTTGATCCCACTCAAGTGGTGGATGTAGACCGCCAGAAAAGAACGGAAGCTGAAGAACGGCAACTATACCTACAGCCGGGAGATAAGACTCAGGAAGAAAGGCTCAAAAAAATCTACGAAGGCGAAGCTGAAGCAACAGCTAAAAAGGTACAAAAAACTGGGGTTCCCACAGGTCCGATGCAGTCGGCAGAAGGTAGGCTTGAAGCTACCAAGAAGAACCAAGCGCAACAAAGGGCGTCTGCACAGCCTGGACCACGACCGCGACAGCCGATTATGCCGACTAGTGCAGCGCCAGCGACAGGACAGGCACCCGGCCCACAGGGTCCGTTACCTCCGATTACGCAAGGCGCGGCCACGACTTCAACGGCTACTGGCTACCGTCCGGGTCTGATGGCAGAAGGACAAATGAGTCCGATGATCGGATTTGATCCTTTCAATATGCCCACTCAGGCTTCTCAATTCCAAGATCCCAACTCACAGGCAATGCTGGCAAGGCTCGGAGCCGGGGCACAGGGAGCGCCGCCACCTGCGACTCCGGGCATGGCGGAAGGGGGCACTATTCCACCTGAGATTATGAGCGATGAGGCCCCGGCAGAGGTGAGAGAAATTGTCATGGCCGCCTTAGCAGGTGAATTACCACCTGTCGAGTCACAGCAACTACTGGAAGAAGTATCTAAAATCTGGCCAGATCTTATTATGGAGTTAACCAATGAGATGCGTACGGGAAGATCGCAGGCCGCTGGCAGGGCCGGGATTGTAACCGAAGGGCTTATACCTCCTTTCGGTGATGGCCTACCCGAGAGCAGTGGTGCGGTAGATGATCGTGTTGCTGTATCCAAGGATGATTTCATAAAGGAAGATTTTGAGAGACGCTTGGCCACGGGTGGTGCAATTCAGCCAGTTGCGGCGATCACCCAAGGTGAATTCATCATAAACAAGGGTGATGTTGAAGGCGCGACAAAAGAAGAGATGATGGGTGCGGCGTCGTCCATCAATCCCGAAACCCCTCCGGGTGCGTCGGTCTGGGAAGATTTTGTGAGTCACTTAGCCTGATAAAATATAATGCCTAAGAAAAAAAATTATCCCGGTTACCCCGGTGGTGGAGTCGTTGGATTACGTGGTAGGATTCCGGGTTATCAAGAGACTGGTGAGGTTCAGGAGAGTATGTTTCAGTGGCTTTTGAAACGTATTGGTGGGTGGGATAACCGCCTTGGTGGAGAAGAAGAAGCTCGTGAACAAGATGAGCTTAGGCAACTGATGAGAGAGTCTGAGCGAAAAAAAAGAGAACCAGAATTATGGCGACTGATACACGAGGAAAGGGAAAGAAGACGCATACAAGGTAGGGGAGATTATAGTGATTCGGAGCCAGTTCCGTTGCCCGAGCCAGACCTGAGCAGATACGAGCAATCGCTCCGGCGGGCGAGCGATAGGGGAAGAATGCCACGCCCGACCGCTAATGCAGATATGTGGAATATACTTAGCGAAAGAGAGAGACAAAAAGTAAGAGACTATCAGACAGGCCGGGGTGGGCAAATAGCTCGTGGAGAAGATTACGAGTCATCTCAAGTTGGTCCCATGATACAGGAAGGCAGAGGTCGTGACATTGTTCAAGAACTTATAAGAGGTCGTGCTTCTGGTGGCATCATTGGGCTACAGGAGGGTGGTAGGGCTGGTATGGCACCGGGTCAGTCTCAGGTCACCTCTTATGGGGTACCACAACAGACTGAACAGCAATGGGCCAACCTAACTGATCGTATCGTAACGGAAGGCCAGCGTCCCTATCAGCAATATGGCGGACCAAGGATGGCTGGCTTTACGGCACCGGAAGCCGCCGCAATGGCGGGAAGGGTGGCGTACGGCCAAGGCGTAGGCCCGCAAGGCACGATTCAGGCTGGTCAGACCCTTGGTCAGGCCGCACAAGGTATCAGTGGTTTGATTCCGCAACAGCAGGCCCTTGGCCAGCAAGCACAACTACAAGGACAACTTGCTGGTGCGGGCATGAGAGCCACTGGAGCGGCGGCCCAAGCTGAACAACAGGCACTTGGTGCCGGACAGGCAGCGGCTGGTCAGGCGGGTCAAGTACAAATGACTGGCTTGGGTCAACAGATGGGCACAGCAGGACAAGCGGCGCTGGGGGCACAACAGCAATTTGGTACTGGCATGACGGGCATGGGTACTGCGGCACAACAGCTTGGCCAAACTGCCATGGGTCAGATGGGCCAGACTGGAGTTCAATCTCAGGCACAAGCACAACAGGCCGCCCAGCGTATGCGTGATATAGGTGGACAGGCACCTGATTTGCAAAGGACTGCCAACCTCCAAGATTATATGTCGCAGTATACTGCTGGCGTTACCGATCCTCAGTTACAGCAGTTGATGGAATTCCAGAAGATGCAAGGGCAAGAATTGGGGTCAGCGGCGGCACAATCTGGTGCATTCGGTGGTGCCCGTGCTGATATCGAACAAAGAAAGTTGAGGGAGCAGACAGGACAACAGGCCGCTGAGATCATCGGTAAGGGACAACAGCAAGCATTTGAGTCTGCACAACAAGCATTCCAAGCCGACAGAGCGGCAAAACAACAAGCCCAGCAAACGGGACTCAGTGCAGAGCAACAAGCGGCGGCAACGCAAGCAGGGGCACAGGGGCAAGCGTTGGCGGCACAACAAGCTGGCGTTGGTGCGGCCCAAGCGGGTAGCGCACAGCAGATGCAAGCACAACAGCAAGCGGCTGGAATGGCCGATGTTGGTGCAGGGCGTCAAATGCAGGGCATACAAGGACAAGGTGGGCTTACTGCACAGGGCATCGGCATGGGTCAGCAAGGACTTGCGGCCCAGCAAGCCGCCGCCTCTACGGGTGCCGGGCTTGGGCTACAGGGTCAACAGCAGGGATTCCAAGCTGCTCAGACTGGAGTACAGCAAAGGATGGGGGCTCAGCAGGCCGCAATGGGTGGATATGGCCAGCTTGCGGGAGTGGGTGGCCAACAGTTGCAGTTGGGAGGACAACAGCAAGCACAGCAACTGGAAAGATTGCGGGACGTACAAGGGGTTGGCGCAGAACAGCGTGCGATGCAGGATAGAAGTCTTGGAATCGGTTATCAGGATTGGCAGAATCGACAGAATCAGGAAAGGCAGAATATCGGATGGCAACAGCAGGCGATGAGTGGATTGCCTTATCAGGGTTCTGTTACCCAGACCGCATACGGGACACCCAGGAGTGGTACCGCTGGCTTGATGGATACAGGTCTCGGTGCCATGGGTCTTTATAATGCCTATCGGGGACAGCAAGGACAGCAACCAAGCTATCAAGCTACTCAAGCAAACCCTGTTGCCCAGGTAACTCCGTTCCAAGGTACTCCAATAACACCAACGACTGTTGGAAATCCGGCAATGCAAAACTATCAAGCTACTCAACAAAACCCCGTTGCCCAGGTGACACCGTTCCAAGGTACCTCAATAACACCAAATTTTAGAGGCGGGAGGGTCTGGTAATCATGGCTCTTAGTCTAGCACAACAGCTTGGGGCGGTTAGAAACTTCCCCATAGATCGCCTCAAGGCTGAAGCGAATAATCCGGGTTCCACTGGAATGCCCGGCGGAGTCGATGTCTCTCCGTGGATCGTGATTCAAGAAATGAATCGTCGCAATTATGAGTTTGATGCCGATGCGAATGCACGGGCAGAAGCTGAGCAAAGAGAGAAGGTGGCAGGACCGCCGAGTGGAGAGACGACTGCTAGGCGTGAGCAGAATGCTTTTGGTCAGCGCTTTGGAAATGGAGAAGGTTCAATGGAGGGTATACCCCCTGGTGGAGGTCCATCTGGGCCTCCCCCCGGAATGCCTCCCCCCGGAATGCCTCCCGGTGGAATGCCCGGCGGAATGCCCGGTGGAATGCCTCCCGGTGGACCTCCTGGCGGAATGCCCGGACCACCGCCCGGACCACCACCGATGGCTTATGGAGGATTGGTAGGACTTGAAGAAGGTGGTTTCTTTTCCGGCCTTGGGCGGATGGTCAGTGGTGCGGGTTCATGGGAGGAAGCTGCCAAGAATCCCTTTAGAACGGCTGCCCGTACGGCTCTTTCAGGCGCGATGTTGCTTCCCGGTCTTGGTGTGGCAGGAATGGGATTGCGTGGATTGAGCGGATTGATGAAGGGTGCGCGGGCTAGTTCAGCCTTAAGAAAACTTGGGGGACAGGTTCTTAGGCTTGAGGGAAAGGGTGGCTTAAGGGGCAAACTTGCTAGGGGTTTGGGGTCACCTGCGAGCGTGAGTCTACCAAAAAGGCGACTTCTTGCCAGTACCGTTGAGAGAGGTCGAAGAATGAGCCCTGGAGCCACAGCATTAGTGGATACAGGAGCAATTGGAAGAAAAGCGTTATTGAGAGGGGGAGGTGCGCTTGGAATAACAGGGTTGATCGCTCTAGATCCATTTGATGAGAACGGGGAGGAGAAAGAGGTAGCGCCACCTCCGCCATCAACGCACGTAAATCAGACCAACGCGGTGAGAACAGATACCGAAAAACAGACGTATCCGTGGATGGAAGAGTTAACCCAACCAGAAAGAGATTATAGAAGACGTTATGGAGAGGCGACTCCCTCATGGTTGGAGAGAGATATTTCTGATCTTGATTGGGATTGGGATAGAGATATTGGAAGTGCGTACTATCCGCCCGGAGAACATATGGCCAGTGGTGGCATTGTCGGATTGCAAACTGGTGGGGAGATGGTAGTAACTAGACCTGATACTGGGTCCGGTGGGGGTATAGCGGCGGCGGCTAGACAGAGGTTGAGAGAAAAACAAGAAGAGGATAGACGTAGGAGTTTGCAGTCTGATTGGGCGGCACTTGGTCAAAATCGTCCTGCACTAGATCAGTGGTTAGCCATGTCGGACGAGCAAAGAAGTCAGACTGTTCCCCGTCATAAAGATCGGCAGAGACAGGAATTTCTGGAGCAACGAGAGAAGACGAGGGAGAGGTTTGCACGAGAAGAGGTAACTGCTGAACAGGTTTTAGCTCTTGCTGAAGAGGCAGGGATATCAGGGGAAGAAGCATTAGGTATGTTCTATCCGGGTGGATTCTTGCCTACAGAAGGTCGTGTCCCCCAGCGGCTTAGAGAAGATGTTATGGGAATAGAACGTGAGCCGATCAAATTCACGCCAGACCCTCCCGTAGGTAGTACTGTTGAAGAACGACTAGCGGCGGCGAATGGCAATGGAGCAGGTGGTACAGGCATAAGAAGCCTAGATCGACAGGAAGAGAAAGGAGATACAGCCTTTGCTCAAGCGATGGATATGTGGCAAGCTGAACAGGATGCATTACGAAGAGAAACACCGGAAGAGAAACTCGTGAGAGAAGCTAGTGAGAAAGAGCGCGACTACCAACAAAATGTTGCTCGTAGGACGGCATTGTTTACGGGTCTTTCAGACTTCGCCGGGGGCAGGCGCACCCTCACTGATGCC